TGTTGCATACAAAATTTATAACGACGAAACTCTTGATTGGGTGATTCTTCTCTCTAATAATATTTTGAATATACAAACAGAATGGCCATTATCTCAGCAGTCATTTGATGCAGTTCTCTTAGAAAAATACGGTGATTATAATACTCTTTATAATGGTGTGCATCATTATGAGACTTTAGAAGTGAAAAATTCAAGTGGAGTTACTTTACTTCCAGAAGGATTACAAATTCCAAGTACGTGGCAAACAAACGGCAATTTTATAAAATCTGGATCCGCATATTACTATGAATACTATGATGATGGTCTGGGTTATTATGTAACTCTTCCATTTTCTCAGATTACAATACCAGTCACAAATTATGATTATGAAGTGACAATTGAAAATGATAAAAGAAATATTTTTGTCCTTAAACCAAATTATTTAAATGTAGTCTTTAATGATCTGGAAGATATTATGCCATACAAAAAAGGTGCTGCTCAATATGTAAGCAGCACCTTAAAGAAAGGAGAAAATATCAGATTATATCAATAATCAATCTTCTGCAAGTTTTTGGAAGTAGGAAAGTGCATCATCTTCATCTTCATCAACTTCCTTAGTTACTACAGGAAGTGAAGGAGACTTTGAACGAGCATAAGATTCTTCCAATTCTTTCACTACAGAACTTTCAACATTACTTTCTGAGTAGTTGTCATACTCAGTTTCATCATCAATCGACGATGAACGAGTTGATCCTTTTTGTCCCAGAACATACTTCAGACGCTTTTCAAGATCTTCATATGACTTGAATTGATCGGGAGCAGTAATTGCAGAAAGGGAATATTCTTTCTTCCACAGTGCTTCCAGAGCATCATCATCATCCAGTAGAGGTTCTACAGAACCAAACTCAGACTTATCATAGTTCCAGTAACCATCCTTTTTCACAATCTTCAGTTTGAAGTTTGCACCTTTCCAGAAATCAAAAGGATTGATAGGAGTCTCATCTTCAAACTCTGGTTGCATCGCATTCAGAATCTTATCAAAGATTTTCTTTCCATACTTAAACAGAAAGACTTTACCTTCGTTAGCAGGATTCGTAGGATCTTTTACAACGTAAATGTTGCTGTAATAAGATAGTTTGCGTTTTTGTTTACGAACCGTTTCCTTGTTTGCTTCAATACCCGTATTCCAGAGTTCACGATTGTATTCTCCCAGAGGATCTTTCTGACCAATAGTAGTCAGACTGTTCTCAATATACCATCCACCAGGACCTTGGAAGGCGTGTGCATACATTTTAACCCAAGGAAGTTCTTCCCCTCCAGGAGCAGGAAGAAAACGAATAACAGCAGATCCGACACCTGTTTTATCCATCTCAGGTTTCCAGAATCGTTCATCTGCACCACCAGAAACGGTATTCATTTTCTCAACTTCTTTCACCAGTTTTTCGGTCAAAGAACCAAGTTTAGATTGTTTTTTAAGATTTTCGAAAGACATTTGTACCTCGTATTAGTTGGATTTGGCCTTTGTGTGCTTTGTTATTCTACAGATCAGAACCAGTTTTGTCAATCTGTTCACGCATTACGTCAAGAAGTTTTGTCATATTATTAAAAATAATATTCATATCAACATTTGGAGGAAGTCCCATTAAACGTGAAGATTCCGAAATTTTTTCTTTCATTCTTTTTGCTTCTTCGTCGTCAGACAAACTCAACCTTGTGTATAAAACTTTTTGTCTTTCTAAAAGTTTTTGAAGAAGATCTACGTGTTTGATTTTATCCTCGCGAGTCATACGAGGAAACTCAAATACGTTATGATAAACTTCTTCTTGAAGTTCAGAAATTTCAGACATCTCAGAACGGACGACTTCCGAATCAAAAAAACTCATTTTCCTCCAATAACTGTTTCTCTTAGAATGTTTTTATAACGTTGCACATCTATATGTAGGAAGGGGGAATATTTTTTCATTTTCATACTCACAGATTCCCACACAGGATCATTCAGTTTTTTATCAAAGTTTTTCCCGAACAGGAATATTCTATCATAGATGACTAAGGTTTCAAGACTAATATTCCCATTCAGGAAATTCTTGAGAACTGGAGGGTGACCTTTAGAGCAATTGAAAACTTCGTCAACCTCTTTATCTTCAAATAAACTTTCAGTTTCTTGTTTAAAGACATAAGAAAGTGATTGATTTTTTTTCTTCCAGTCTTCGTATCTTTTCTCACCCTCTCGAATCATTTCACCGATCCATAATTTACTTGGATCTGTGCAAGAAATAAAATTTGCTACAAAGAAGTCTTCCACTTCTTGTTCTGTTTTTTGTCTTGTTACTTTTTCAAACCAAAATCTGTCCTTCCGTTTATAAAAAGACTGAAGGTTTGCTCTCGTTTTTTTGCAATACTTGTAGTAATCATAACTATCTTTCGTGAAATGATTTTTCAACGCAAGATACATTTTATAGGCATCATACGGCATCATTAAAAAAGTAATATAAGGATTTTTTTCCGGGAATTTTTTCGACAGTAAAATGAATTAAAAAACCAATTTTGCTCTGGAAGTTTTCTTAAGAAAATTTAATTCCATCGCTTCATACTTTATTTTTTCTTTTAATGGTTTTGATATTAACTTGGGAACGGACTCAACATCAATACCATTTTGTTCACAGAAATAAACAATCGCATCAATATAATTCATATCTTCATTTGCGTATACAAGATTTTCAATTTCTTGAGCAAACTTTGATGGACAAAAGAATTTACTTTCTAATGCTTTTTCTAATTCATTTTCCATCTGACCTAGTATTGTGATGTACAAATTCTTTGATATAACGAACTAATAATTTAATATAATCCCTTTTGTTTCTTTTGTCAAATACTTTAACTTCTCCTGCTGGAGTGACCATTAAAGTAATGAGTTTGATGGGAGGAATTTTTGTCAATTCATAATATGCTGCCGCATAAAATGTTTCTTGAACGAAATAATTTTCAATCCACTCTTCTGGTTTGATTTTGTCTGAGGTTTTAAAGTCAATGACCGCAAGTTCTCCTTCATATTCAGCAATACAGTCAACTCGTCCTGCAAGTCCAAGATATTCTGAATATAAAGTTCTTTCAATTGCGTGTATGTTATTTATTTTATCAAGATATGGCTTTGCATGATGAAACATAAACTTTGTCAGTGGTTGATAGTCATCCCAGTTCAGTTCTTTATTTTCAAGATAATCTTGACAAACTTGGTGAAAATCTGTTCCTCTTGCAGTTGCCTTTTTAGTGATACGATTTGCTTCTTCTATCCCAACACGTTCTCTCCACTTTACAAAGATCTGTCGATTATAAAAAGACGTTACAGAAGTGATAGAAGGCACCCACTGGCCATCAGGAAGATGATACAGACGGATGCCATTTTGTTCTTTCTTTTCCAATTCCAGTTCACCTAAGTAATTATGATGAATAAAATTCATAAACCAAGTTCCATTTTAGCTATAATGTATTCTTTACAAAGACCCGAACGAACGATATCTTCTGGACCAAACTCAATAATATCAAAAGAAGGCATTACTCTCAAAATTCTCATAAAATCAATAATACCATTTTTCTCATTTGTTTTTACCAAGTCTGATTGTGTAGCATCACCACAGAACATAATTTTAGAATTTTCACCGACACGAGTGATGATTGAATCTAATTCGTGAAAGTTAAGATTTTGAAATTCATCTACAATGATAATTGAATTATCCAGAGTGGTTCCACGAATAAAAGATGTGCTCCAAAAACTAATTGTTCCTTGAGTTTTTAGATTACCATAAAGCATTTCAAATGCAGAATCATCTGGCATTTCAAACATATACTTTACCATATTCTTATAGGGAATTTGATAAAGTGAAGATTTGTCTTCGTGATCTCCAGGAAGAAAACCAATTTCTCTTGTAGCTACAAGAGATCTGACAATATAAATTTTTTCATATGGAGACTTTTCATCAAGAACATTTTTTAGGGCATTATAAAGAGTGATAAAAGTTTTTCCTGTGCCTGCTGCGCCATATGCAACAATATTTTGATCAAGTCTATATGATCTGAAAAGTTCCTCTTGATTGTCTGTCAAAGGTTCTATTTCTTTAATATAATCTAAATTGATTGGTTTTTTGCGTTTCATCTGCCTATTGCTGGTTCCAAAGGGCACAGGATTTGTTACTTTCTTTCTTGCCATAAGTCACTTAATAGGTTTTACTTTTGCACCAGGCATTTTGGATGCTCTGTTTAAAACATCATTCCAACCAGGATGTTTTTGTATGAGTTTATTTGCCCAGTCTCCAACTTCACCCACATTCATTTGAGTTGGAATAAGTGGTTTAAGATGAGGATTATGTTTTAAGTATGGATCTTTCTCCGCCATATACATCCATTTCTCAAATATTTCCCCAGTTTCTATGTTTTCAAATCTATAAGTTGGCATTTTATTTAATAATTTACAAAAATATTTATTCAAGAGTGATAGAAGGAGCATCTACACATTCGGGACACCCTTCACGAGTCCAACCAAGTGCCACAGATACTGCAGGAAACTGACAAGTAAAAATACAACGAATTAGTTCTGCAATTTCCATATGTTCTTTTTGTGTGCCGTGCGACGAACGAAGATCAATGTAATGGATCCATGAACGCACTGAGCCAGTCATATAGAGTCTTGTGGGGGTTGCAAGAGGCAGTACAAACCTTGCACACTCCTTTGCCACACCCTTATCTAGAAGACGATTATAGACATTCTGGGAATGCTTAAAGAGAACACGAATGTCTTCAAGCAAAGTAAATTTTAAATAATCGGGAATATCATCAATTGAGTTCTGACGATTCTTTGTATCTTGACGACGGAGTTCTGGAAGAGGAATTACACCACCAAGAAGATTTGTGTCAGCATACCGTTGAGAAAATTCTTGAAATGTAAAACTCCGATGCCTCAAAATTTGTGCCGCAATACCTCTTGTAGTATTAATCTCAACACTCATTGAAGCCTGCTCAAAGATGCTCCAGTGTTGATGCTGAATACAATACTTAAGAAGACCAGAGAACTTTTCGTTTTCTTGATTTGCAGGATTACTCACCCGAGCACAGTAT